TGGGCTTGGCTTTGGCGCGGGTAGGCTTGGGTGCAGGGGCTTCCTCTTCCTCAACCGCTGCGGCCTTGACCTTGGCAGGCGGTGCACCGGCCAGCTTGATGGGGGCAACACCATCGGTAGCAGTGGCGCTTGCGCCAACAGCACGCTCGGCATCGGCAGTCTTGCCTTGGCTCAACGAAATCGCGTACTCGTCATCGGTCAACCAACGGGCGGGCTGGAACACCAGCGTGGGGGACTCTTCGCTCGTGTCGAACTTCATGCGGGTCACAATCTGCTCGGGGTTGATGGGCGGGTTCTGCGAAGCCAAGTAACGGGCATACGCTTGCAGCGGGCGCTTGTCCCCTTCAGCCTTGCCGAAGATAGAGCCTGCGGGCAGGATAAGCTGCATCACATCTCCCTCGGGGTCGCTCTCCAACACCACGGCCAGCTTGTGCTGGTACTTGCAAGCGCGGCTGCTGCCGTTACCCGAACCAGCCACGTTCTGTGGGCAGTTAGCGCAGCTTGCCGACTGCGGGTTTTTGGCGTTGCTGTCAGGGGTCTCGCCATCGGACGATGTGCAGTCCGGCGCAGTGGCAGCAGCATCGGGGTTGTAGGCGGCTGCATAGTATTGGCGGCTCACCTTCGGTGCGGCCTTGACGATGATGACGTCCAAGTGACGCTCTTCAATGCTGGCAACTTCTTTGCCTTCGCTCAGCAGACGGAACACACCACCACGAATGGAGACGCGCTTGCCGCCGCCAACAGTGGCACTCCCCGCCAAGGCGCGGGCGTTATCCGACAGCACGTTGTTACGTGCAAAAGCCGGGACTTTGGAAGGATTGAATGTAGCAAGGTTGCTCATGGTTCTCTCTTAACGTGGTTTGGTAATACGAATCTCAAAATCGCTGAAAGCGTTGAGACCGGGGGGAACAACACCGGGGTTGTCTTCTAGAAATTTGGCCATGTTCGTCTGCGCAATACGCTTCTCCAACAAGTCCACGACATCGTGCTCGACAATGAACGTCTTAAACGAGTCCCAGTCTTGGGTGGAGTACCGCGTCTTGTTGGCCATTGAGACAGTGCCAAACTCGGTTTTCACAGACGAAACGCCTAGGGCTTTCATCTGGTCTTTAATCGCAAACTTAATCTCGTCTTGCGATGCCTTGAGCACTTCCACTCGCGTGTCGTACTCTTGTGTTAGCTGGTCGATTTGCGCTTTGATTTTGCGGTAAATCTTGGTCAGCTTGTCGATGGGGATAGCTTCTTCACTCACTTATTTCTCCTGTTGTTGTGTCTAGTGTTTGACAAGTATACACGATTTTTTTGGGTCTGCAACTCCTTTCTTAACTGCCTATTTCCGTTTTGAACATGTCGGTCAGAAGGAAGTTGTCATCTACCTTTGAGACCAACGCACTGAACATCTTCTTCTCAATTGGGCTGCTCTCGATGTGGTAGACCGACACCTTCTCCGCATTCTGCCCCTTGCGGTCAGCCCGCGCAATGCACTGGATATACTGCTCAACGCTCATCAACGGCCCGAAAAACACAACGGTGTCAGCGGCGGTCAGCGTTATCCCGTGGGCGGTTGCTTGGGGTTGCATAACAAGGACGCGTGGGCTGGGTTCGTGTTGAAAGCGGCGGATGATGTCTGCCCGTTTTGTGGGGGAAACCCCGCCGTGAATGCACTCAGCGCTGATGGTGTGTTTGGTCAGGTGTGTATGGATGGTGTCGATACTGCTGCGGAACATGGCAAACACCAGCACCTTGCGGTTGGTCTCTCCCAGTATGGCGTTCAGCTCGTTCAGGCGCGGGGTAGCATCGAACTCCACAACGTCTTTGTCGTCTGTGTACACAGCGCCGCAACTGATTTGCAACAGCTTGCTGACCCCTGCTGCCGCGTTGACTGCCGTGATGGTCTCGCCTGCTGCCTCCACCATGAGCCGGTCTTTGAGTGCGTTGTAGTATTTGATTTGCTGCGGTGTCAGGGCCACTGTGCGCGTCATCGTCATCACTGGAGGTAGGTCTAGGCACTGCTCCTTTGTGAAGCGTATGGCGGGCTGTAGCGCCTCCAGCACCAACGCCTTGGCCTCGGGCTTGGGAATCCATTTGAACATGGTGGCCTTGAGCATTACTTTGTCCCGCCACGCCGTGTAGAAGTTGGGTACGCCGTTGGGGTTGACCAGCTTGGCAAGGCCGTACGCATCCACGGGCGACTGCGATGCAGGCGTGCCGGTCATCATCCACAGCCTAGTCTCCGGCTTGAGAATGGCTCTGAGAGACTTCCAGCGGTTGGTTGTCGGGGTCTTGTAGGCATTGGCCTCGTCCACAATCACCAAGTCAAAACGCCCGTCGTTGATGATTTCATTGGCAATCAAGTTCAGCCCATCATAGTTGGCAATGACAAACTCGTAGTCCTCTTGCACCATCTCGATGCGCCGCGACGACTGTGTGTGGTGGGCCACCACCGCTGACCTGTGGATGATGCTGTTGCTTAAGTCACCCAACCATGCGCTGTGCATGATGGACAGCGGGCACAGAATCAACACACGGCGAACATGCTTGATGCTCATCAGATAGTCTGCGGCCCACAAAGCGCTTAGCGTCTTGCCTGTGCCGGGTTCGCTGAACACAAATGCCTTGCGGTGCAGTGTGAGGAACTCTGCGGTTTGCATCTGGTGCGCCATTGGCTTGTACTTGCCGGGCCAGTTGTAGCGCCGTGTGATGGGCGAAGGAACATCCTTAACGCCAAGATTGCGCAGCACCTGCGCCTCTTCTAAACCCCAGTGAACCAGTACCTCATACGTGCCATCGCTTTCGCCAATGACCTTGTGCTTTGGGATGATTGCGTATTTGTTTGGGTTTCGGGTTTTTAATAGCAGTGCTCTATCGTCGATGATTTCCATTTGCTTCTCGTGTAGTTATTTGTTGTCGCCTTGATTAGCTGCCTTGCTGCGCAACCTCAAATTGCCCGGTGTGGACTTGCCGCCTTTGCGTAGCGGCTTGATGTGGTCAATGTCCTTGCCAGTGCGGTCGATGCCGTCTGCATCGTACTTACGCCGAGCGCGTTGACGCTCATGTTGGTCTGACCCCGGCCCGGACTTGCCAGTCTTGAGGTCTTGCTTGTATTCCTTTTTGTAGTCACGGGTTGCCACGGTACGTCCTTTCAATGCTTGGGGTTATGTAGACACTTCACTACAGGACACCAACCGCATAGTGGGGTTGGTTTGGGGTTCCACACGCCTGTTTCGTGTGCTTGCTCAATACGAGCTACGCGCTTCCGATAGTTCCACCACTCGGACTCGGCCCGGTCGATGGTCATGTCTTGGCGCACCATGTCGTTCTTGACTACGAACAGCAGCGCCCCACTCACCTTGCGGATGTGTGGGTAGTGGGCAAATATCATCAAGGCCATCAACTTGAGCTGCTCCCTGTCGGGGTACTTGTTGTTGCCAGACTTGTAGTCAACCACCTTTGCTGTCAGGTTCTCATCGTCGAGGATGATGAGGTCGGCAATTCCGCGCACCCACCGATTGGGGTCATTGAAGTCGCAGGGCTTTAGGTCTTTGGTGAGCGCCATCTCATGTTCGCACAGCTTGCGTCCGGGCTTGGCAAGCAACGCATCAAGCGTATCCTGCATAAACTCAAACTGCTTTGGTAGTGGTTCCCCATCCCGTACGTATTTCTCCGCAGCGGTGTGTAGCTCCTTGCCGTACAGCGTTGCCACTGTGTCGCCTTTAGGAAAACTCTTGAGCACCGTTACTTCGTAATACTGGCGGGGGCACTGCTCGTAGGCTTTCAAGCCTGAGTGCGACCATGTGACGTTGACCATTAGAACCTCGCTGAGTCAATTGCTTTAGATAATCGGCTGGCAAATGCAACGACAAACGCTTCATCACGGTTGAGGTTGTGTCGCCCCATGTCGTGAAGAATTGCATGCACTAGCTCATGCCAGAACGAATCCCGTACTTCTGCGGCAGGCAGTTTGCGGTTGGTCTGCCCGTTGCGCAGACCAAGTTGAATGCGCTGTTCAGCGTACTGAATACGTCCTACATGCTGCTTGTCCAGCAGCGCTTCAATCACCTCAACTGAATACCGTTTGTTACCGACGCGTATGCGGCGGGGCAGTATTAGTTTTGTGTCTGTTTTCATGCTTCTCCTAGTTTTTAGCTAACCCATATCTACGGTGAACGCCACCGTCAGCGCCAAGTGGAATCCCCGGCAGATACCGTGGTTCCATGACCATTTGCGCCAAGACCCAAGTCTTAGCGTCATTTGCTTCCTCGTCGGACACAACAGCCAACAGCTCGTCGTGCACCGTCCCTACCACAGGGTATCTTTTTGACACCCGTAGCATACCATCTGTCATCACGATTCTAGCCACCGCCTGCGTCACGTTGTTCGTGACCTTGCCTGCGTACAGCTTGGTCTCGTCCTCGCCGTACACCCACTGGCTGCGGCCAGCCTCGTCCTTCTTACGCCGCAACTTCGGGTAGAGCAGGCTCATCCCGTTGGGCAGCACAATCTGTTCCTTGCGGAACGTCAAGCACTTGTGCGTGTGCTCCTTGCCACCGTACAGTGAGGTCTCGATAAGACCGCTGCACATGTCCCAAAAGCTGGTAACCGGGTGGGCCGTGGCTCGGTAAACGTCGATGATTTTCTTCGCTACGACACAGTGTATGAGCAACTCGCCTTCGCTGCAAGTGTGGGGAATCTCCACCATTTTGGTCAGGTTTTCCTCCCAGTCCACGAAGCGCTCGACGTACTGTTGGGACACGCCAAGCTGCCTTGCGTCAGCCTTGGTATAGCGCAGGGGTGGAGCCCCGAGGAAGCCCACCAGAAGCTGCGCCGCGAACGCTGCCCAGCCCAACCCATACCCTGCCCCCAGCAACGCGCTCTTGGCCGACTGGCGGTGGATGGGGTGACTGTCCTTGGTCATGCCGGGGATGCCAAACATCTGTGCACCGAAGGCAGCATACGGGTCGCCTCCGGCTCGGAAAATGCCCAGCATCTCAACGTAGTCCGACAGCCATGCCAACACACGCGGCTCAATCTGGGACAGGTCACCCACCACAAGCTGATGCCCTTCGGGAGCCATGATGGCCTTGCGCAAGAACGACCCGCGTTTCAAGTTTTGCATGTTGATGGCGCTGCCCTTGGATGCCGTCCACCGCCCCGACAATGCCCCGTAGTAGCTCAAGGGTACAGGCAGCGTACCGCGCTGCGCAATGTCGAGGAACCGCTGCGCACGGGTGCGCTCGGTCGTGGACTTCACCTTCAACCTTGCTTCGCACAGCAGCCGTACATCGTCGTTGTCCCCGTTGAGCAGGGCTTGGAACATGGCGTCGTTCTTTGCCAGCGCATAAGTCTGGTTGCCGGTGGTCTTGCTCTTCTTCATGGGCGGGGGCACATGCAGGGACTCCAGCAACTGGGCAAACTGGGGGTTGGATGCCAGCGTTGATTCGTCGATGTTGAGCTTCTTGAGCAGGGCTTCACGGTTGTCACGCTCCTCAATCAACTCCTTGGCCAGCATGTTCTGGTCAAGCACGAGCATGGGCCTCGTGTACATCTTCAGCGTCATGTCGATGAGCCGTAATTCCGACGTAGGGTAGCCGTCAGAGAGGCGCTTGAAGATTTCTTCACACAGGTGTACATCATGGGCACAGTATTCCGCGAGTTCCTTTTCGATTTCGGGGGTGAGCGTTGCCAGTCCATCTGTCGAATGTACGGCTCGTCCTTTGGGGGGAAGACCAAAATCGTTAGCGAGTTTTGCGAGGGAATTGCCAACCTCCACGCCGCGTAAAGCTCTCGCCATTGATAGCGTGTCAAAGATGAACGCGGGCTGGACGCCGTACTGCCAGGATAGTATGGAGACGTCGAATTGGGCGTTATGTGCCAAGACTGCTGTCCGTCCCCAGTCGTACTCTTGTACGAATTGATGTATGTCATCTCCTCGAACCCATCGAGTAGGTTGTCCGTCGCCGTAAACATGGACTCCCATTCCAAACGCTGTGAAAGACTGGCCACGTATGTACTCCTCAGTAGTCATTTTGGACAGCGTGTACTCTTTGCTGTCCCAATAGGTTTCAAAGTCAATGGTCAGTATTGTGTCGAAGGGGGCGCTCAATTCATCTTCTCCCGTGGAGGCGCACCGGCCATGATGGTCTCGACCATCTGCTCCTGCGCAAACGCTATCATGCCCATTGCTTCGGCAGTATCTGCGTTGACTGCGCCAAGCGCTACTGTGTTTTCAGTCTCGATAATCAAAACCGCTTTGCACCCGTCTTCGCCTGCCATACAGCGGGACAGGATGTCCACGTACTTGGCAAGCATCATCCGTCTTTCATGCGGTAACGTGTCCACTCTGTCACTTACTTGCTTCCCCCACGCTGTCATTTCTTGTTCATGCATTTGATGGTTTCCTTTAGTTGGTCTAGGTTCAATTCGTTCACTACCATTGATACTCCTCCGGCAGCTCTTATTTTTTCTAAGTGCGCGTCTTGCAACAGGGTTGTTTTTCCCTTGCCTGCTTTGGCTTCCACGGCTAAGAAGCGCCCGTTCACACACGCTAGAAAGTCAGGGACTCCTGCGTTACCGTACCCTGAACCGATTGGCATGGCGTAGTACACGCCGCCGTCTTGCAGTATCACTTTGATTTTGTTCTTCACTAACTTTTCTGGTGTTGCTGCCATGTGTGCTCCTTAAAAATAGGCGAGGGGGAAAAGTAGTTTCAGCGCCCCCTCGGTTCGCTGTATCGGATGGTAGTCCAGCAATTAGCCCACGTAGACGGACCGGACTACCGGCACACCCATTTACAACTACTAGGCTTGTGGGTGCGACCTATGCAATCTACCGTCTACTTATTTCGGAACTCGTTCAGCTTCTGCATGTAGTGCAGTGCTTTGGCCGCGTCATCACTGCCCTTCTTGTGGCCTTGACGCATGCCGTACTTGATGATGTTGCCCTTGAGAAACCCGACGAACTCGGCGTGTGTCAGCAATTCCTCCATCACAGTCCACGGCTGCACCGGCATTTCTTTGTAGTGTATGCCGCCCACCTGTTTGTCATCCGCGCTCATAGTTTCTTACTCTCTTTCTTTGGTAAAGGTATACGGTCGAATGTGCCCGGCACAGGATGCCAAGCGCTAGTTGGGCCAAGGTATTTCACCGACGATTGCTCCTCAGTCCGCAACCACTTGTGCACGATGTTCTCCGTGATTGGAATGAACGGTCGCTTGACTTCTGGTAGAAACCCTACGGTGTTGCCTTCGGAGTCCAGCTCGAACATGACGGTTGGGTTTTCGCAGCGGTTGTGCCTAAGCATCAGCGCCTTGTGTTTGGGGTTGCAGTCCGCACAATACCCGATGCTCCCAAGAGGTGTCATGCGTGCGCTGTTCTTCCACTCATCAAACCGGGCCTGACTGTCAAAACACTTTGGGTACGGTGGGGTTTCTTCAATCATCTTGCTTCACTTCCACTTCTTCCGTTGCACCAATGTGGTACACGTTGCCCTCTTCGTCTGTGCACAAACTGTACATACCGTCAATGTGGTGGAACTTCAACTCCAGACCATTGCTTAGCACAATCATGCTATTTCTTGGCACGTCATATAGCTTCATATCCAGTTCTCCATGAATTTGCTGTGTTCAATGTTAAAAAGTTTGTTCAGTTCGGGAAGTAGCTGGTCAATCATTTGCTGCCGTGTGAGGACGGTTGACCCATCGCTGTATGCGTAGCTGTTTATGTCGTACGGCCCCAATGTCTCATACACAATTTCCTGCGGCGGCACATAGATTTTCATCAAGGACTCTGCCCGCACAATGGCAGGGGCGGCTGCTGCCGCAAACATAGCCCCCAAGAATCCACGCCTATTGGTCATGTGTTCTTCTCCTTCAGCAACTGCTCAATCGCTTCGGCAAACTGTTTAAACCCTAGCGGAAACCTAGCAGTTTGAGGGTCTATAAATTTCAAAGCGGTAAGGCGCTGCTCATCCGTCAGCCCTACCCACGGGCGCTGTAGTGGGGTGGTAAAACATTGTTTTGCGTTTGATGCGGTGTAAATCTGACCGCACATATGGCACTGCACAACACCATTAAATTGATTCCATTTGATTGCATCTGTATACCCGCAACATGGAAACGACACAGGCTCCTGCAACTTGTCCGCAGCCATAGCCCTCTTAGCTGGAAAGCCACCGCCCCACATACCCTGCCTGCGGGCAAGGTCATCAAACGCTTCGTCTTCAGGTGTCTTCATAGTTGCTCCTTAACTAGTCCAAGTTCAACCCACCACTTCATAGCCCTCGCGCAATCATCTTTGTGCTGCTGGGGCAAAGCTCTGAATTCACGCCGCAAGTAAGGCCATTGCGTTACATACGCTTCATAGCGGTTCTCCCAATACTTCATGCTTTCTTCTCCAAGTAGTACTGCATCGCAGTGCGGTATGCGTCAAACATGGGCAACATAAAGCCGCCGTTGTAGTAGTAATAAACCTTCGCTTCCCCTTCGGGTAGGTTGACAACTTTCCCATCGACATAGTGCGCCTTGTAAACGGGCTCGTGCCGGTTCTCGGTGATGGTGTACCCCTCTGCTTTCGCTACAAGCAGCTTCAGTTCAATGCTCCCGATAGGCTGACCATTGACATAGGTTGACTGGTTTAGCTCGTGGTAATTCATGTCTTTGGCCTTTGTTCATAGCAGGGCATGCCCATCCAATCCTCGGGGTGAAAAGCAATAGACGGATTTACATGGCAACTGCCCTTCAAACGCCCGTCTTTACGCGGCGCATGTTTTGTCCGCACCAAGTGTCGGCAGGTGTTGCAGTTTGCTTCGCTCTCATCAAACAACCGTTTAGATTGCCTATAGGCATCCCGTGCATCAGGGTGACACACATAGGTTCCATTTACTTGTGGAACGCACGGGCCTAGGTAGATGCTATTTTCAAGCCGCACCTTCGCTCCTGTGTACTGACAGGTATAGAACCCATCTGCATCGGGTTCGTTGAGTATGGGCTTGCCGTTTGTTGGGTGTCTATTCATGTTATCAACCACCACACAAAACTGCCGATACTGGCAACCAGCGAAACAAATAAGAATATGGCAACCGCAGTCAATATCAGGTCACCGAACAGGTCTTCATCGTGGTCATGTTTCATGCTTTGCTCCTTGCTCTGATTGCGCCAGCACATTCTGCTGGCTGCATACCTACATCACGCGCTTGAAATCGGTCACACACCTTGGCGCACTCTTCACGCTCATGCGCGGCTACCAACTCGGCAAAGCGTTTAAGCTGGTCAGCATTGCACCAAATACCATCACAATCGTTGTTAATACCAGCATCCCGCGCCATGCAAACTATGTCAACATCTTTGATGTTCATACCTTGTTCTCCTCGCTTGCCATCGTGTAGGAGTCAACCAATCGGCGCAGGTCTGGGTCTTCCCCCGCAATCAGCTTGGCAATGCGTGTGCGGTCGCTCTCTAACGCCTTGAGGGTGGCGGTCTGTACAGGCTCTTCAGTTCCCTCCATCACCAATTCAATGCACTTTGTACGGGCATCAAATATACCTAGCGCATATATCGTCCCAATGGCTTTATCTTCAAATTTCATTTCACTTCCCTCGCTGCAAGCATTGCGTCTGCCATGTCACATGCGTTTTCCCATGCCGAATCTTCAAACTCAAAATCTTCTCTGCCTACAATAGCCTGCATAGCCAGCCCAACGTACCAATCACGCAGGGTCATGTCGCGGGCAAAGCCGCCGTGGACTTCCATCCAAGTTTTATCTGTGTCTTCTTTCATGCTTGCTCCTTCATTTCATCAAGTCGTCGCACCAATCGTTCGATTCGTTCATCGTTGTAGAACACCATTGCGTTGGCGTATTCCATCGCAGACTCGGCTTCGAGCTTGGCCCGCTGCGCTTGCACCAGTTCTCGCGCTGCCAGTTCCAACGGGGTTGGTATGGTTAGCAGGCGTTTCATCAAGGTAATCATTTGCACTCCTTTGTGAACACCGACACCACTGTGCCGCACTTGGGTTGGTAGGTGGTGTAGCCCATGTAGAACCCCACCACGATGATGGTGGAGCACAGCCCCACCAGTGCAAAGAAGTCGGCGATGTATTTCATAGCTCCTCCATCAGGGGGTTGATTTCGTCCAGCAGGCTTTGAATCTGGTCAATGGTGGCAGCGCCGCTCACCCCATACTTGTTGTGGTTGCGTAAGGTTTCGCGGATGTCGCTTAGCGTTGCCCAGTACTTGTGACCCCATGAGGCCATCTGAAACTCCATAGCCTCCTCGGGTATCTTGAATATCAGTTCGGCGTGCATGGTGTCTCTCCTTTCAGTGTTTCATGCAGTAGTTGGGTGTTGATGTACAGCTTGCCTAGGTACTCCTGTACGCGTTCAGGCACATGGACATGCCCACCTTGCTCGTCGTACTCCAATGCAAAGGTTAAGTCCTGTATGTCGTTGTGGATTTGCGCAGCAAGGCGCAGAGGTACGCCTTTCATTTCTTTGCTCCAAAGATGTAGTGCAGGCGCTCGTACACGAGGCTGGCGTAACGCAAGGTCACGCTGTTGAGCCACTCGTCAATCTCGTTTGACACCCGTTGACGGTCTTCCTCCATCAGCTTGCGTGCGGTTTTGACTGGGGTAGCCTGCGGTTCGGGCGCGGCTTCGATGGGTGCAGGGGCTTGCGCTAATACAGCCTTGGGCTTTGGCTTTACCTTTTCAACCTTGCGTACCTTGGTTTGCAGCGGGGTGTAGTTCTTGCGCTTGGTTGAGAGTACCCCGCTTGTTTCGCTAATCATTTTGGTCTTGACCATCTGCGAGAGGATGGACGTTGTTGATGTTGGCTTGTGGCCCATAGCTTCTAGTCGTTGAACGGCGTTGTTGCGTGTGATGCCGGGGTTATCCCGAACCATAGCGAAGGTGTCGCGGGTCATGTTGCGCGAAGGTTTGGACGGTGCAGGCGTAGTGCTTGCCCCTGCTATTGTCCCCTCTCCTTTGCCTTGCATTTCGGGCGGCTCCCACTCTTTGAGTGCGGAAAAAAGGGCTGTTTGTAAGTCTGACATTTACTTCTCCAGTTTATGGTTAACACGGTTAAATGATACACGTGAATCTCCCTGATTGTCTACTCGTAGACAAATTATTTTTATCGACATTGGGTTCTTAATAGTTTGCGTCTCTCCTTTCTTGAATCTTTTCTTCCAGCGTTTCGCGGTCGAGCTTCTCTATGAGTTCGTCCTTAAGGAACTGCTGCTCTAGCGCATTTACACGAACAAAATCGGCATAGGCTGGTGTCCACATGGGAAAGTGTTTGTCGAAGTCTGCCTTGGCTTTGTCGCGGCCTTCCTCATCGGTGGCGTTTCCCCAATCCTGAAACGATTTGGACACCGCTGCGGTAACCCTGCGCCATTCAGCGAAGGCTCTGTCCCGTTCTGCTGTCATGCTGTCTCTCCTCGTAAAACGGAATTGCACATCGCACACACTTGGTCATAGACCCGCTGCTTGTTGCCCGTAAGCCCAAGCTCCTCCTTCAGTATCGAGTACGCACTGCGCCCCCTGCGTGTCATGCCGTATATCTCCAGCTTCAACATCTTGCGTAGCGTGAGCAGCCGCGCAAACTCAATCTGATTGCCAGTCAACATCGTCATTTGAAAACTCCTTGGGTAAAGTTCTTTGCGGTATTCCACATGTAGAACGCCTCCAATACAGATGTCGCATCAGGGAAGCGCTCATACACTTCCTCCTCGTCCTCATCATTAACCAGCATGAACACGATGTTCTCCACATCGTCCCTTGGCACATACCCAAAGATGCGCCCGTACGCCTCAACAAACGCGTTGATTTCTTTCAGTGAATTCATTTACTTTCTCCTTGCAGTAGTTCGGGTACATCAACATCAGCGCCCAGCTTGGACGCAACATAGCAGCGCATGGCTGCAATCAGGGGTGTGGGTTGGTTCTCCATGCATGCGTGAAGACCGCCATTTGGTAGCGGGCAATGTGCTGACCACGCTCCACGGTATTGGTAGACGCCGATTCCCTCACGTTCAATAATCGGCCCACCATGCCGCCAATCGGTTGAATACTCGATTTCGGGCCAGTACTGCAATTCATCTTCACACTTAGCCACCGCCCAATCAAGGGCATCACCTTCTATTTCACTCGTCTTCATTTGCTTTCTCCTTAAAAAGGGGGTAGACCATCTACCCCCGAACTTAATTACTGGGTAACCTGAGCGTCAACCCAGTCGATGTAGTAGCACATCACCTCAGCAGCTATCTGCGGTGCGGTGTAGCTTGACTGGCAGTAGTTGACGAGTGCATCGGTGTCCTCGTCCAGCACCATCTCAAACACAGCCTTCTGTATGCCCCGCAAGTCCTCCGCGTTGGAATACTGGGTAGCCACCGGACGCAGCGCGGCAAAGGTCATATCAACAATCTGCTCGGTAGAGTGGGCAAGCAACTCGGTCACCTCGTCCACATCCGCAGACATCAGCAGCTCCAGCATGTAGTTCACGTCAACGAACTCACCCTCCTCCACCTCCTCGGCAGGCTCGTAGTCGCGCTCGTTGTACCCAAGGCTATGTGCGCTGGGGTTGGCCTTGGCGGGGCTGGTGAACGGGTATGTGCGGCCGTTGTACTTGCTGCCGTAGTAATGCCCATCGTCCTCGTCGTCCCACGTTGTCGCGTTGTAGCCGCTGTACTTGGCATAGCTGGCATACCGGCTCTTGTAGCTGGGGATGAGCATGGATGGTGTCCATGCGTAGGTATTGCTGAACCACATACCATCGTGCTCGATGCCTTGGCTGAAGTTGACATGGG